AAGAGAAAAATCAGTAGATTCTTTACAAGCACAACATCAAAGATTATTAAACGATACTTTAAGAACTTTAGAACAAAGAGTTATAGCAACAGTATCAGAACTTCCTATTCAAGATGGTGCTTTATTCAATACAAGACTTGCGATTGAGATAAGACCAAAACTACAACAAGCAATAGAAGAACTTTACTTAGCAAGAGTTCAAACATTTATAAATGACTACGATCAAATTGCAGGAACTATTGTAGCAACTTATGGTAAGCTTCCTATTCCTGCCGAGTTCAAACAAATAACTGAAGCTGATTTAGTAACTATCCAACAATTAAAGAAGATTGCATTTACACAATTTCAAAACTTAGCTACCGAGTTCACAAACACATTAGCACAAGAAGTATTCCAATCTACATTAGTAGGTAAACCTTTTGCAGAAGTAGTTGAAACTATGAGAGCAAAAATAAATGGTATCTATCAACAAGCAGATACTAAGAAGCAACAAGAACTCGTGGACTTCGTACAAAAACAAAAAATCGCTGGTAAGACAAACACAGAAGAATTTAAAACAGCAGTAGATGAACTTAAACAAACTTATGGTTCAACAGTTACAGGAGACAACCTAGCAAGTTATTCAGGTCAAATAGTCCAAGATGCTTTAATGGGATTTGATGGACAGTTTGCAAAGTTTAGAGCAGATGAATTAGGTTTAACTAGCTATGTTTATTATGGTTCAATCATTAGAGACAGTAGAGATTTCTGCGTAGAACACGCAAACAAAGTATTTACAGAAGAAGAAGCTAGAGAACTATGGCAAAATGATTGGCAAGGTAAATCTGGTAGCGACCCATTTATTGATAGAGGTGGATATAATTGTCGCCATCATTGGCAACCAGTAGATACTGATTGGGGTACTGTTAAAGAAGATGGTACTTTTGAATACACAATAGATTAGAACATTTTAGCAACAACTTTGTTGCATTTTTACAATTATCTTGATAATTGACAATTATAACAATATAGAAGGAGAACAAACAATGAACGACAAAGTAAAAGAGTCGGTTGAGAATACAGCATCTCAAGACAATGCTGGAGTAGAAGTTTCAACAAATCAAGAAATTGAAAATAAAGTTTTTACTGCAGATCAGTTAGAACAAATAGTTCAAAGAAGATTAGATAGATATAAAAAATCTGTTTCTAATAAACTTGATGGAATAGACATTGAAGAAGCTAAGAAGTTACTTCAAGAGAAAAAAGAAAAGGAACTAGAAATCGCTAAACAACGTGGCGAGTTTGATAAAGTTCTGAAGGAAACAGTATCAAAAAAGGATTCAAAAATTCAATCGTTGGAGACTGAATTAAAAAGGATTCGTATAGACGAAACTTTAGTCAATGTAGCTAGTGGAATGAAAGCTGTTAAACCAGCAGAAGTTAAACAACTACTAAGATCAAATGTTAGACTTAACGAACAAGGTTCTGTTGAAGTTATCAATGAAGATGGAACTCCTAGATATTCAGACAAAGGTGAACCAATGTCAGTTAATGAATTGGTAGCCGAATATTTAAAAAACAACCCACATCATGTTTCTTCATCACCAAGTGGTGCAGGAAGCAGAAGTCAAGTTGGTGGTGCTACTCCAAAGCAAATAAGTATTGGTGATCTTGATTTAAGTAATCCTAATGACAGACAAACTTATTCTGAAATTAGGAAACAACGAGAACAAGGTATATTTAAAATGAAAATAACTAACAACAATAACAAACTATAAAAAACTATGGCAAACGAAACAACAAGTTCAACTTTAAGTGAACTATTTACGAATATAACTCAAGAAGCTATATTCACATTCCAAGAAACTTCAGTTATGAGACCACTTGTAACTACTTATCCAATAAGTGGTTCAGGTAAAACTATTGAAGTTCCTGTGTACCCAACAATCAGTGCTTCAGCAGTAAACGAAGCTTCTGATTTATCTAATACAGCAGTAAACCCTACTTCAGCTACTATTACAGCTTCTGAAGTTGGTGTTATGACAACTCTTACTGACTTAGCTAGAGATTCAGCTAGTCGTAATGTTGGTGCTGACATTGGAAAATTATTCGGTGAAGCAATCGCTAAAAAAGTTGATACTGATTTAGCAGGACTACTTGATGACTTTGCATCTGCAAACGATCAAGGTGGTGCTGGAACAGAATTAACAGCAGAATTGCTTTTCAAAGCACAAGCTATTTTAAGAAGTGCAAATGTACCTGCACCTTATTATGCTGTGTTTCACCCAAAAGCGACTTTCAACCTAAAGAAAACTTTAACACAACCAGCTTATGCTAATGCTACTGGTGGTGCGATTTCTCAAGTTGGAGATGAAGCTTTAAGAAATGGATATATCGGTAGAATTGCTGGTATTGATATTTTTGAAAACGCAAATATCGCTATTGATGCTTATGACGATTCATTCGGTGGAGTATTTCACCCACAATCTATCGGATTGGCATTAAAAGAAGATTTCAAAGTTGAAACTCAAAGAGATGCTTCTCTAAGAGCAACTGAGATCGTAGCTTCTATCACTGTTGGTCAAGGTATCTTAAAAGATACTTACGGAGTAACAGTTAAAGTTGATACTGCTCTTTAATTAATAAATCGGTGGGGTGTAAAAGCCCCACCAACTAAATATAACTATGGCAAATTTTTCAAGCGATTCAGATTTAACATTTTACCAACCAGATATTTTAACATTTGGAATATCAGCATTTACAAATTACCACGCACTAGCAAGAGAAGATATTGAAAGAGATTTAAGAATAAGATGGTTTCCAGTTTACTCAAAAGAAACTTATAGAGATATAGCAATACTAAACACAACTGAAATGGACGGAACACTATTAACTGATTCACAGTTTAAAAGACTAAGTGTATTTAGAGTAATAGGTTTTTATGCTTGTCCACAATTAACTAAATTTAACTCAAACGATAACCTAGATAGATTCCAAGTTATGATGAAACATTATAAACAAATGTATGCTGATGAATTTGAATCTATACTAAGAGATGGTGTTGAATATGATGCTGACGATAGCAACACAGTTCAAGATGCTGAAAAAGCACCTTATCATAGACTTAAACTAATTAGATGAAGATTACTGTTGAAGATAATTCTTTACAAGTTGCTAAGAACTTTGAAAAACAAGTAAGAGAACAACCTTTAATAGTTAAGACTGCATTAGGTAGAACTGCTGAGTTCTTAATGGGTCTAATCAAACAAAGAACAGCAAGAGGAATGAGTGCAGATGGTAATTCATTTCCACCATACACAGAAGCTTATAAAACATTTAGACAACAAGCTGGGAGACAAACACAATATCCTGACTTAAATTTTTCTGGTCAAATGTTATCAAACATAACTCAAAGATCACAACCAACACAAGCTATTATTTATTTTGCTAATAAGTTCCAAAATGTTAAAGCTTTAGGTAACCAAAAGAAACGTAAATTCTTTGCTATTGGTGCAAGAGAGATTCAACCAGTAATGAATGTATTTATGCAAACATATAAAAAACTTAGTAAGATATGAGTAAAAGAGAAGATATAGCAGGAAATATAGTAACAGCAATTTCAACTGGCACATCTCCAATAACTTTAAAGAAGGTTACAAGAGAACCTTTTAACGTAGATGAATTATCTGAACAACAATATCCAGCTTGTTTTGTGCAATCTGGTAATGAAGTAAGATCAGATGAAACAATGACATCAAGCACTATTACAAGACAAGCAACTGCTGACTTTGTAATTGTTGGATATGTAAAAGGAACTACAACAAATATTGATACAAAACGTAATGAGTTAATCACTACGATTGAAACTAGATTAAATTCTGATAGAACACGAGGTGGGTATGCAAAACAAACTCAAGTAGTAGAAGTATCTACTGATGAAGGAGTTTTGTTCCCAATAGGTGGTATCAGAATGGTGGTGCGAGTTATGTATCAATACACTTCTGGCACACCTTAACATTAACTAAACAAGGAAAACAAACATGGCAACTCATACTGGTTCAGAAGGAACTATAAAAGTAGCAACAACAACAGTAGGCGAACTTAGAAGTTACTCTTTAGAGCAAACTGCTGACACTATTGAAGATACTCAAATGGGAGATACTTCAAGAAGTTACAAAAGTGCTTTAAAAGGTTGGTCTGGTTCTGCGTCATTATTTTTTGATGAAGCTGATGCTGGTCAATTACTTTTAGTTTTAGGAACTGAAATAGCATTAAAAGTTTACCCTGAAGGTGCTTCATCTGGTGATAAATATTACTATGGTCAAGCAATCATTACAGGTAGCAATATATCTGCATCTTTTGATGGAATGGTAGAAGCTGAAATAACATTTACAGGAACTGGTGCAATAACACTTGGAACTGCGTAATTAATTATTAATTAGAAAAGGAAGATATGAACGTAATAGATAGAGTGAAGGCACAATTTGAATCTTTAGGAATAAAAAAGATTGAGGTTGCTGAGTGGGGCGAGGAAGGCAAACCTTTAATAATATATTGCTCACCATTTACACTTGGTGAAAAAAGAAACCTATTTAAAGGTGCTAAGAATGATGATCTAGGAGTATTAGTAGATGCAATCGTTCTTAAAGCAAAAGACTCAGAAGGAAATAAAATATTTAAGCTAGATGACAAGTTAACATTATTGAATAATGCTGATGCAAATGTTATAGCTAGAGTAGCAACAGAAATGTTAGCTGGTGTTTCTTACGAGGAAGCTGAAAAAAAGTAAGATTTGATTCTGAGTTGTATTCCATACTTGCTTTGGGTCAAGAGTTAAAACTTAGTATGGAAGAAGTTTTGTGTTTTACACAAGATGAATTTTATTATTGGATAGCTTACTTTAAAGTGAAGGCAGAAAAAGAGAAACAACAATATGGCAGATCAGCAATTAAACATAAAGCTTAATGCAATAGATAGCACAAAAAAAGCATTTACTGATTTACAAAACAATCTCAAACAAACAAATAAAGAATCTAATAGTCTAGCTACATCTTTTTTAAGTGTTAAGAGTGCAATATTAGGATTTGCTACTGGTGCAACAATAGCTGGTGTAGTTAATCAAACTAAAAAGTTCCAAGATTTACAAACTATCTTATCAAGAGTAACTGGTTCTACTGAGAACGGAACACAAGTATTAAATTTCTTAATAGATTCTACGAAACGATCTACATTTTCAGTTCAAGATTTAGCAAATTCTTTTATAACATTATCTACTGCTGGAATTGTACCAACTGAAAGAATTTTAAAAGTATTCACAGATACTGCTTCAGCTTCAACAGATCAACTAGATACATTAAATGATTTAACAAGATTATTTGCTAAAGGAGTTCAAGGTGGATTAGGATTACAAGGTTTAAATCAATTAGTTGCAAAAGGAATACCTGCATTTAAAATATTAGAAAGTGAGTTAGGTTTATCAAAAGATGGTATTGAAAAGTTTGCTCAAACAACTAGAGGTGCAAATAAAATATTAGAAGCTTTAATAAATGGCTTAGAAAAATCTTTTGCTGGTGCGACAGAAGCTAGAGCAAATAATTTATCAGTAGCTTTATCAAGAATTGGTAAAGAAGCCGATTTAGCTTTATTAAATTTAGGTAAAAATGGACTTACACAAGGTGTTAATGATTTAGCTGAAGCTTTTGCTTTATTAAATAAAGAAGGAGAACCATTATTAAAATTTTTAGGTGGTATATCTGAATTTATACTTACAACAGCTAGTGGTGCTTTATTAGTTTTTAATAGTATTCTTAAAGATCTAAGAAAAGAATTTAATCAATTCTCTAACGAATATATTAAACTTTACAATAAAATTACTGGCAAAAGATTACCTTTAAATGTTGAGGGTTCTTTTACATCACCAACAGAAATAACTGGTAGATCAACTGGACTTCCAAAAACAACTGCAACCCCAGCACCTTTATTAGATTTTCAATTAGTTATTAAAAGAGTTATTGAAGATAACCAAAATAAACTTGATTTAATTAATGATGCCTTTTTTACAACACAAGGATTAACAAA